AGGACTTCAGTGATAGAGAGAACCGATCATGTCAGTGCCACAGGGAGCGCGAGAACTCGAGCCGATAAAAGATGGCGGCAAACTTGTACAACGCGAGCTGGCATATATTGTGATGCCCCCCGGGCATGGCAAGAGCTACAATCACCTGTCGGTTCCGGGCTTGATCGAGGCGGACACAGTGTACAACTGCAAAGGGGATAGCGAACTTCAGCTACTGCGCAAAACGGCCAAGTCTTCCGCAGAGTGGGACGAGTACGATACCCAATGGGCACAGAGGCTCTTGAATGCAATTCCTGGGGGCAGATGGGTGGTAATGGTTCCTTCACAGGACGTAGGCGAGAAACTGGGTGCGGTATGCCTTGGGAATGCCAGACTCTGCCGTGAAGTTTGGGCAGAGAACCTAGAATCGAGAGGAAAAATCCCGGAGGACTATAACTGGGGAACTGCCAGGGATGAGGACTGTACAATGTTTACAAGCAACAATGACTTGCAGATGTGGCTCCGGGCCATCACAGATGCTTGGCGCTCTATGCAGCAAGAAGCCGACAGGGAGTGACCAGTTTCCGGGTCCCTGGAACCAGCCTGCTTCGGCATCAGATAAAAAAAACCCCTTGGTCCCATCACCGCCAACTCTTCGCACACGAAGAAGTAATTTCGTGATCACCCTGCTCATGTCTGAGCTCCTCGAGTCCCCTTACCGGGGCTATCTCCCTGACCAATTGGTAACTCATCTTCAGGCCCAAGAGCTGCAGGACAGCTCTGTGGAGTATGTATTACCACCGATTGTCCCGAACACATCTCCATTGGGCAAGAAGGTCAAGTTCACTACAAGACCCTCCGATGTCAGATTGCCGGCAAGGATTGCTAGCCCGCTGATCCCATACCCGAAGCAACTGCAATCCTTTGTACATGACCCGGCATCTGTAGCTAGGGACCTGTTCCACAGTCATCATACTAGCCAACTAGACTCCCTTGCGCATGTGGCAAATGCACTGAAGGAAGAAGGGAAAATTCCAGAGGGACCGAAAGTCTTTGATATCGATTCGCTCAAGAGATTTGCAAGGCAGAAATTTTCCCGGAGGGAAAATCTCATAGCCCACACTGCAACTGCATTCGCGAAAAGAGCAACATGTCATGATCTCAGCATTGCCGCTGCTACCCCCGTGCCCTTCGTGACCGCACCTACCAGAATGTCTGCCTACTTGCCATTCATCATCATGATCCAGAGGCTCAGAGTGCATATTGCGAAAGAGAAGGAATTCCCGATCTTTTCCCCCGAGAGACTTCAACCTGCCCCAGAGGAGGCCCAGTACACCATGTTCGCAAACGGCGTGTATGTGTACAGGTCAGATTGCCCAGACCACAGGTTTTATATCATGGCATGTGGCGGGCACTTCAGGATGTACCATGACTCATTGGGCTACTGGTTCTGCGGTCCGGCCACGTATTTGGATTACGTATTCAGCATTGCTGATATCTTGAATAACCTGGATATCCTAGGCGCGTCGGATGAGTACGCATGGGCAGCACCCACATTCTCATTGATGGTTGAATTTGCAGAGCATGAGGGGCACCACAAAGACCAAGTGGATTTCATGAAGGGACTGGAGGGATTCCTCCTTAATCTCTCAGACTATGATGAGAATTTTGCCATGAACTGGAAACCGATACTAGAGACCACGAGAGAATTGTGGATTCTCGATCAACGTATCAGCGGTTGCAAGTATGACTACGGGCTTGTGCTTGCACTGATGAGTGGGAAACAGATGTACAGCCCGAAAGAATCATTCCTGTGCAGAATGATCACGATTGCCCTGAAATTGACACGCACACAAAGGCAAGAGATTTCCGCACTGCACAAACTCATATTCTATGCGGAGGTGAGCGCTGAAGCCGGAGTCAAGAAATTCCTCAAAAGAGTTCATACGCCTCGCATCGTAGATACCATAGCTGTGAAAAACATCACAAGACTGGCAAAACAGCTGTTTCTATTGTCGTACAAACGCAGACACAAATCGCTCCCGAACGTTATTGCTCCTGCAGCAAAGATAAAACTCCTCGAAATGTACACAAGACGGGGCGAGGACTCCAGAATTGAGATGCTTCCCCTGAGTTGGTGGGATGATGTGAAAATTTTCGATTGCATGGACAACACCTTGACAACCGACCCCTTGGAATTTGCTAAGGACAAGGGAGCCTTGAAAGATACAATTGCTTTCGGACCGGGAGATAGCAGGAAAGAACTGCTGCAAGTCATAGAAAGGGAACAATATGTGTTGAAAGATTTCTTCGGAGGCAGGATGATAAGACCTCTCCCCAAGAGCGTGAGGATGACATCACAGCAATCAGAACCTTCAAAAGTACTGAACCCTGCACGATTGATCGAGAAAGAGAGGGAACAAAAATGGGAAGCCCGACTATTTGCCAACGCAGAACTTGAAAACAAACACTCTCTAAGTCTTGTTGCAGCGAAAATGAAGAAGGCTTTATCTTATGTGGATGAACAATTGATGACTCCAACAGACCAGAAGCGGAAGTCCTTGATCCATGACGCAGCCCGAGAGCTGTCCCACCCTGACAACTATTCCCTCCTCCTCGACATCGAGGGACACAACCAGTCAATGCAGCATGCGAACACCTCTGAGCTCTCTGAGTTCATCGGGCACTTGTTCGGACAAGACGGATGGGGGGATCTTCCGCATTATTTCTCCCAATTGACAGTATATCATTATGACGAGTACCTAGATCAAGCAATGGTGTCGACAGGACAGCTGGGTGGAATAGAGGGGTGGTTAAACCCTCTGTGGACAATGCATACGACCTTGATGATGAAATTGCTTCGTACGATGACAGACTTGACGGTGAAGCGAATCATGGTATACTCGGACGATGTAGACGCTATTCTGCAGATTCCACAAGCCTCCGAACCTATGGTACAAGCCGTCTTCCAAAAAATTATGACTCACTGCTCCAAATTCGGAATGACGGTCAAGTATTCGCAAACGACCCTTTCGAAACACAGGATTACCATGCTCAGACAGCATTACGCAGATGGCATAAGGGCTGATTCAACGCTCAAGCGTCTACTTGCTGTCAGTGCCGGCAATAATCCAGTCGTTATCTCTGATGAACTTGAGGTGGCAGGCATCTGCTCTTCATCTGCGTCGGCCCTGGAACTCAGCAACCACAACGAGGCATGCGCCTACCTGAAGAACTACAAACTAGGGTTGCTCTTATCTAGACTGCCACAAATGGTACTCAGAAATACCCACGAAGATTGCATGTTGGCACCCCATGAGTTGCCAAAAAAGGTGGCTAATGTCCTGTACTACACAAAAGAAGATGCCAGCGGACTGCGGGATGTACCGCACAATGAGATACTGGCAGGAGCATTGAACGACATTGCTGCATACCTTGGAAGGCACGCAAGAAGCATGAATGGCGATTTGTTCAGATCTGCCCTGTATGGCATGTACGGAGTTGGCGTGGCAGAGGAGAGACTCATCGACAATCCCGACAGGGTGTTGTACTTGCAGATATATGATGAGTTTATTCAAGACCTCCTCTTCTTCTGGACTTATCTACCCTCAAGCCTCGGCGGGCTCGGTGCATCCCTCCATGTGAACCTCATCTTATCGGGACATAGTATAGGCCTGACGAAGTCCCTACACTACCTGTTCTCGTGGATAAAGGGCTATGCAAGTGAGCCCGAATACTTCATGAGGTATCTTTCTGCCTGTCTTTCTGTCAACATGAAAGAAGAAAGGAATACAGTCGAGCATAGACTTGCTTCCGCAAATTGGCCTGGTGATGGCAATATCACTCCTGCCACAACCAGTGTGCAGCAGGCGATCAGAAACATGGTCAGGAAACGAACAGTGAATAAAGACATCAAGAAGATGTTTGATCTCTCCGATGATCGGGACAGGCTTGGCCAAGAGCTTATCAATGTGTTCCGGAAAAACTTCCACTCCCGCGTAGTTCAGTTTTATCATGAGAACACATCTATGCATTTCGTGGATTTGCTACTCAACAAAGTTGAAACTAGCTCTGGGCTTCTCACAAGAGTCAGAAATATCACCAGGCTTAGGAATTCTCTTTGCTCACGGGCCGTGGAAAACATCAGGAACTCTGCCAGCACAACACGGACATTCTTTTTCGAACTGAACAGACACAGTGATATCGTTGAGTGTCTCCTGGACAGAAAGTGCAGTATGTTCCCGAAGATCGATTTTGTCAAAGTAGAGGAAGTGCTGTATGATGACAAGATTTGTGAGGTAGACAGGCAAGCGGCCCTTTTAACGGTCAGAAGATGCTCACCCACCCATTACAGGGATGGAAGAAGGGTGTATGACGATCCAAAGGTTGGAAACGAGACACTCTACAAAGGCGAACTCCTTGATGACAATCGTATGTTGGGCCATAAGGAGGAATTATTAGCAGCCAAACTCGTGGCGGTCACAAAGTGGTTCCTGACCAAATCAGGGAACTTGCTCGCCCTGGGACCTGAGATGGGAGCAACTGATGTTGTGAGGGCATGCAACCTCTCTCTGTCTACACTCACCCGTCAAGAATTCCGGGACTTGATCAATTTCGCGCCTACCGAAACAGGAGGGGAAATTCTACATCGTATCCCAAATCTGAGGTTCAGCACATCAACGTACATTAGATCAGAGATGAACAAGTCATTGAACTACACGACAGATCTAAATCAGCGACTGATGACGACCATGGGCCTCGTTGATAGTAATGTCAACGTCGACTACCTGCGAATGCGATTATTGGTCTGTGCGATCCTTAGGGACAAATATCCTGCACTTCGTCGACTGGTCACCAGGTACGGGTTCTCAAACCTAATCGGAATCAAAGATGTCCAATTTGTGAAACCGCAGATCGTGGAATATACCCCGAAATTCGATTTCAAGTGCTACGGGGAGATCAGAGAACACATACTGTCCGAACAAAGATTCAGATATCTTGCACACTCATATATGTATGAAGAAAACATGAATGAGTGGGCCCTCATGCCCAATATGAGAGAAGCTCAGACGGCAAAAGAAGTCGGCGAATCGTTCATCAATGACATCATTGTGAGGTATGCTAGAGATCTTGACAAAGATTATCTGCTCATTCACCCGACAATCATTGACAAGGATATGTGGGCCCCTCTGATAGCGAAATTGGACAAGATCGACAAGATGTGGAGGGGAAGTCCACCGGAACCGGCACTGGATGTCGTGCGACACCGGTTGCTCTACACACTCAATGAGCGTGGTAGAATGACTCTACTGGACCCCCGCGATAGGGTGGTCCTGGAATTGCAGAAGCAATGCTTGGATCGACTGGACGAGATCCGACCTGTGGATCATAGCTTTGAGGCACTGTCAAAATACTTCAGTAAAGCAGGAAAATGCCGGAGAAATTCGGGCAAACTGAATATTCGACTCGCCCAGTACCAGCAAGTCCTAGCAGAACTCGATGAGCACCGCAGGCAGCTCTCAGTTTATCTCATCATCGAGTACATCATCACTTTCCATTTCAAAGCGCAAAGGTCCCGCGGTGATGTAACACTCTCAGTCGAGGAATCCTATCGAGAATTTGAGGAAACAGGGCTGGGTGCAGTCTCTGCTATGATTGTTGCTCCGGCATTGCAATTCCAGATATTAGTACTCGGACATTCATACGTTGAACAAGTCACACTGCAATACAAAGATGAAATCAAGACCATACTCAATGACCTGACTACAGAGCTGTCTCTTGTGGATATCGACATGCCCGTACAATTGCCATCCCTCCCTGATTACACCTTACTCCACGGTAAGGAACAAATCCCGGATTATCTTGACGAGATCGAGTATATCATAACTCCGCTTCCACTCAGTGCAATGTTGACATTCTCAGAGATTCTCCCGTTGTGCAAGTTTGCACACAGATGCTCAACGACCGGTGCCGCCCCAGAAGCATTTACAAGTCACACAGGTTCCGACTCACTGGGCGCCCAGATAGGCCTTTTCAGGGCACTGCGTTCAGCTGGCTGGGTGGACACTGATACACGCATTTGTGACTTGACTGCAGGAAGGGGAGATGGGCTCTATGCCCTGAATCATTTGGGACTCAATGGGACATCATACACGCGCAGAGACACTTTTACCAGGCTCAATCACCATCCTGATATCACCTTCCGTGATGCCTATGATGTGTTCGATGGAAATACATTGAAATTCATCAATGAATTTGATCACATACACGTGGACATATCATTTCCCGGTACTACTGAGGCAAATCTGTTGGACCTTGTATTGCTTCTGGAAGAAAACAACCTGCAATACACCATTCGTGTCAATTCTGTCACATGCACGGGTTATACAGATGAAATCACAGCTGCATTGCCCCACTTTGACCATTACATTGCATATGCCGGGAACTCGAGGCTCAAACCCTATCAGATCTACCTCTGTGGCCGGCCTGCCAGCCAAAGGAAAACCTGGATTGGCCCCCCATTGAGATCCACGATGGCATTCAGGGCCATGACTGTCAGCTTCGCGAAGCTTCTTTCCCCGGTGAATTATGACCTCCGGTTGGAGTATTTCGAACCCAATTCCGTAAGTATCCAACTGCCCAAGGGCAGAGGGCTCCATGATCTGATTATGAGCATTGCAGCAAAGTCGATAGAAACAGAACAAAAGTACTACCTGGGCAGGTATATGCAGGAGGTCGGGGACTCTGCGAGGATAGCAGTGGTCCCAAGGTTCACCACAGCCCGGACACAGCAGTTACTCAAGGACCATGCCAGGATGTTTGAAGTTGATGCAACTAATCCCTATTTGCAGGTTGATGATATAGCGATCGGCAACGTGAGTGCCAAGTCGTTGCCGTATCATGAAAGGCATTTGGCTGCGATCTTGGAATCGGACTCGGAGATGATATCAACCCGAATACATCGGTGCAATGAAGTCCTCCTAGAACATTTCAGGACACACCACCCTGTCTCGGAGGTGAGGACGTGGTGTAATATATCATTGGGGTTGCTGAAATTCTGTCGGACTGAATTCCTGTCGGGACATGCTGCCCTGGAAAACCTACACCAGAGGATGGTCAGGGGATTGGATGTCCAAACCTCATTACACCAGAGAGAGATCTTCCTTGCGTTGAAGCTTTTACTTATCTCTGCAGCCCGAGATAACTACGGCTACGGGGTGAGCTACTGCCGGGGAATTATAGCCCGAGCACCATCTAAGGCCAAAGGGCTACACCGAACTCTGAGGATCTACAGGCTGGCCAGCTATGCATTCCCGTACATGCAGCAATTATTGAGCCATGGGCAGGTCGATATCCGGTCCCTGGATGCTATCACGAATAGCGTTGAGGTCAGAGAAAGGGCCCGATACAAATACGCAAAGCAGATAGAGCGGCCCGCCCCTCCGGAACTTGATCCCGAACTTGCCGACAAGATAATCGGGAATCAGATAGAGCAGATTCTAGAAGGGCTAGAAAGGTACTCGCAATCGCTCGTCGATATAGCAGACGACAAGGATGATCCAGCATCATTCGGTTCTGTCCTCGCAGCATCAGGAATGGTCTTCGATATAGGGATAGAACAGCAGGTCGAGGCAATGATAGACAAGTTGAAACTCGTCCCCAGCGGCCCGAGAGGAATCATAGATCTCGGAGATGATGACATTGAAGAATACGATGACTGGTAATTGCGAACGGGATACACTGTAGATACGGCTGGAACACTATAATAATGTGAACAGGGAGCTAAGCAATGAACACAGGGACTGTACCCGGTCTTGAGATGTTCC